ATAGAATATCTTTTCACCCTTCTTCTTTCCATATTGTTTCTTCATGGATTTCATGATTTTTTTACCTTTTTTGTTTAATGGCATTAATTATCCTCCGTAATAACTGCTGCTTTTTGAACTCCTGCTTTTGCAAGGCTAACTCCAGCACGTAATTTTGCTAAATCTTCGTTTTGATCCATTTTATCTTCTGCAATATCGCCTTGTTGCATCAATCTTGCTCTTGCAAGGTCTTGTTGAGCCTCGTCATTGTCTCTTTTTCGTTCATTTTCCATCGCACGTAAGTCAACTTCACGAGATTTTAGTTTTAAAAGAGGGTCATTGTCAAATTGTGATGTAATTTGCTTCTCCTCTTTCATAAATTCTTCTGTCATCTCTGCAATTAACACAGATTTTCTTGCCTCGACCTGATTTGTGAGTGCTTGTAGCTGTTGTTGCATCCTTGGATCAGTCGCTACCATCTGTTGCATCATCATCATTTGTTGTAACTGTTCTCTAAACTCTAATTGTACCTGTTCTTGTGCCATTAAACTAATATGTTCCAGTATATTTTTTTGTATCGCAGCCATAACCGCAGGATTATTTCTAACAATATTAGTAGACATAAAGTTTAAGTGAGCTGTTATGTGTGCTCTGTGATCTTGACCAGGAAAAGCTTGAAAAGGTTTACCAGCTAAAGCATTAATGTGTTCCATGCTTGGATCCATCGGTGCTGTTGGCGCTGGCGCAGGTAATACTGCATCTACATTTTTTACACCGATTGCTTCATACATATTTCTATACACCTGATACATATTGTGTAATGCAGGGTTTGATGTCGCTATCTGTAATTGTGTTTGTGCTAAAGTAATTCTTTGAGACATTGAAAAAATATTTGGATCCGCAACTGGTATTACATCGATCCTATCATCAAAGTCAGCTTGTTTTACATTTCTTGCACCACCAACAACATCATACGGATACTCTGGTGGTAGATATTGTGAAACTACAGTCGCTAATAATTTAAATTCTTTTTTCATTGCTGCATAACATCTTTTATGAATCGCTGACATGACTCGTGAGCCTCTCTCGAGAAGAGCGATTGTGGTTCCAACTGCGGCTGCCTGGTTACCATCTCCCACCTGCATGTCAGCAATCGCCGCGAATCTTTGACCTGCTTGTACAACTATACCTAATAAGTTTAATAATGTTTGAGATGGTTCTTTGTATGGTAATGGAAAAAATGCATCACGTAATGATCCACCTGGTGCATCCACATCTTTAAATTCACCTGGTTGTATTGGAGCTGCTTCATCTCTAACTCTTACACCTCGTTGTTTAAATCCTGCTGGTAAGTTTGATAGGGTACCTGCATCTAATAATTGACGGAGAGCCGCCGTTGCCGTACGACTCAATCCGCCAATCATATGAATGAGTCCAAAGC